CATTCTGAGCCATTCTCGCGCTTACGCTGGCAGCCTTGTTGGCGGTCGTGCCTCTGTGTTTTTGTAGTGCGTGAGCGATAGCGATGGCACAGAAGCACGAAGTGATTCTTAATAGGAAGTACATGGAGATGATAAAGTTGTTAAATATATATTTAAACCATTTGCCAAAGCATGAAAAGTATGCCTTGGCATTGCAAATACGACAAAATGCATATCATGTCTATGATTTGATTACAGAATGTCACAAAAAATATTATAAAAAAACAACTTTAAGTGACTTGGATATTTCTCATGAAAAATTGCGAATGCAGCTATATCTTGCAAACGAACTTGGGTATTTTGCATATAAAAACGGCAGAGCCGATGCAACTGTAAATCCTGAACATAGATTTCTCGCTATTTCTAAATTGATTGATGAAATTGGTCGAATGATAGGCTCATGGATTCAAAAGATAAAGGAGAGAATGTGAAAAATATAGGGCAGGATATCGACATGCAAACTTGTCTAGTCGGCGGTAATTGGAACAACGGTTCGATTGCTGGTGCGTTCACGCTCAATCTGAACAATTCTCGCGCTAACTCTAACAACAATGTTGGCGGTCGTGACTGTATAGCCAATCCTGAAATATCAAGCGATAACACTGGCAATAGAGGGATATGCTGTCCTGCGATAAGCGAAATCAATCAAAGTGCTTTTTTGAGTAGCAATGCCGAAAATCAAAGCACTTCCAAAAGAGTTGGAAATCTATATGATAAAACTTTTACATTAGAAAATCTTCACGAAGCGTATCTGATAGCACGAAAAGGCAAACGAAAAAAGCCTCATACCTATGCGTTTGAGATAAATCTAGGGCAAAATTTAGCAGACTTATATGATGAGCTAAAAGATGGAATTTACAAGCCTCAACCCTATCGACAATTTGAAGTTTATGAGCCAAAAAAAAGAGTTATCAACGCTCCTCACTTTAGAGACTTAGTAGTGCAACACGCTATCTACAAAGAGATTTATGAGGTATTTGACAAAAGCTTCATAGACCACGCTTATGCTTGCAGAAAAGGCAAAGGCACGCATAAAGCCAGTGAATATACACAAAAAGAGATGAGGAAATATAGTGGAGAGCTTTACTCTCTCAAGCTTGACATAAAAAAGTACTTTTACAGCATAGATAGAGGCATATTAAGAGGACTTTTTGAGAAGAAAATCAAAGATAAAAGATTTGTAGATTTGATGTGTGAGTTTACCAAGATGGGCGGAGATATCGGCATACCGATAGGAAATCTTTTAAGTCAAATTTACGCTTCTATCTATATGAATGAGACTGACCACTTTGTCAAAAGAGCGTTAAAAGTGAAGTCTTATGTGCGATATGTTGATGATTTTATACTTATCGGCTTGACTCTTGATGAAGCAAAAAGTCATAAAGAAACACTAGAAAAGTTTGTAAAAAATAGACTAAATTTGGAGCTGTCTCATTGGACTATCGCAAAAATCAAACGAGGTATAAACTTTGTTGGATATCGCACTTGGAAAAGTAAAAAGTTTGTGCGAAAACACTCCATGTATAAGTTTAAAAAAGCAGTTAAAACAAAAAATATAAAATCAATAGCGTCTCTTTTTGGACACGCAAAAGGTACGGACACTATGCCGTATTATCAAAATATTATAAAAAAGGAAGAACTATGTATCGCTATATGAAATTTACAGGATTTTTAAACAAGCAGTTTGAAGAGCCTTACACGAAAGAATACAACACAGGAGTTGCTGCGGTTTACAATGCCTCAAATGAGGAATTTGAGCAGTTGTTAGCACTTCAAAATGAAGGAAGTGAAGTAGCGGTCGAAGAGTTTACGGAACTTATAAAAGAGAGTGAGCAGTTTAAACACGAGATGTCGAAACTCCAGGCCCTTTTTGTTGAAAAAACAGAGGGACTCAAGGAGATGTTGGCTGACAAAATAGGTATGGCTTCCAACTATATAGACAAACAGTCAGAAGTGTATGAGTATATGTATCAGTTTGCAAAAGATAGTGTTTATGATTCCCAAACAAACTTAGCAATCATAACTGCTAACGAACAGTCAAAGACGATAGCGGCTGGTTTTGTCATCCTCCTAAACAACATGAGAAGCAAGATAGAGGAGATGATAAAAAAAGGCATCGATGTAGATGAAATTTTGAGAAAAGCTGAGATGATAGATAAAACGACAACTGTCGAGCAGATACAGGCTCTATTTTGAAAAACACAATACTTCTCATTTTAGCAATATTTATAACTATTGTAGGTTTTGTACCTCTTTTGCTAATACAGAGTTATCGAAGATTTACTGATTTAGATGTTTTTCATCTTGGGGTTGCAGTCTCTTTAGATCATCTTTGGTGCAAAATGATTTTCGGTATCGATGGACATACAGTATCTGCTGTAATTTATAAGAAAATTAAAGAAGGAGATTTGAGTTATGAAAAATATGTAAAAACAGTAAATTGGTTATTTAGAGACAAGTCGCACTGCAAAAGTGCTTATAATTTTGAATATAGGAGCATAAAATGAATTTAAATGATGTGAAAGTTTGGTGGAAGTCAAAGTCTATGAGCGGTGGTTTTGGACTGCTGGCGATGGCTTTAAGTGTGTTGATGGGTGTTTCTGTAGCAGGAGCTGATTTAAGTTTTGTATGGAATCAAATACCAGTTATTTTTGGTTCTGCTGGAATTTTATATCTAAGAGTAAAAGATTATTCAAATTCTCTAAATAGTGCTGGCTGGATATCTTTAGTTTTAGCGTTGATAGGTGGAACAGGTGCATTACCTGCAGATATATTGGAGCAATGGCATTTAGTGCAAACGCAATGGGCTTCGTTAACACAAGTTGCATTAACAGTTTTCGCTGGTTTTGGACTTCATTTAGCTAAAAAACCAATCGCAAAAAGAGTGATTTAAAAGATGAATAGTGAGGAAAAGGAGTTGCAGGACTTAAAACTTCTCTATGCAAAAGATAAAGCAGAAATCACTTCTTTTCTAAAAGAAAACGCAAAAGATATCGGACTGCTTACTAAAGATGTAAAAGAGATTGTTTTAGCTTTAAGCGAGTCAACCGAAGCTTTAAGCTCACTAAAATCTCTCCATAAAAGAGTTGATAAACAAGAGAAGCTTTTAGAAGATTATTCGGTCATAAGAGCGAGGGTGACGATGATTTCCAAAGGATTGATTTGGGTTGGCTCTATATTTTTAGGAGCAATTATATTAGGAATTATCGGTGCAAATATCGATTTTAAATAAAGTTAAAAACTTTTTGCACCAGATAAAAATAAAAATAACACTATTCCGCTGGAGGTTTTAAGATGAAAAAAGGAGCTATAACCATAGCTGCAACGCTGGTTATCATTTGGCTTAGTGCGTCGGCATTGGCAATCATGGGAGGATATGCAAATTGAAAACGATATTATTTAAAATAGGACTTATCAGTATATTGGCATTTTTAACTTTAGGATGTAGCCAAAAGATAGAAAAAACAAAATCAGTAACAATTGATTATCGTTTACGACCGATGTGGGGAGTTGCTTTAGGTTGTCAAAGAGCAGATATAGCAAATGGTTTTACAAAGAAAGGGTGCTTAGACGCAAACCTGAGCTGGGGAACGAGATGAATGCACTAGAAGTCGCAACAGAGTCTCAAGATACCCTACTCGCTCATTTTTACTACCTTGATGATCTTAAAAGATTTGGACTTCCTGAACTTTTTGACCATGCAGCACAAAGGCTCATAGATAAAAAAATTATCTACAGAGATTGTGATGGTGCAGCAAGAAGCATGACAGAGCGTATAAAGATACTAAAATTAATAGATTTAAAGTTTGTGCTGGAGATGGTTACGCCCAACCATTACATAGCAGGCATCATCGATAAAAAATTAAAAGATGTTTATGTTATAGAAAACACAGCGTGGATTTTTACAAAAAAAGCAGCAGAAGCTGGAGTTGAAAACTTTGAAGCGATTATCGCCATGCCAACTTACGAAAAATATCGACAAGGGTATATCAAAGCAGCAATCTACAAACTATCTGACTTACAAAAAGGTGTGCAAGAACCCGACATAATTACAGATAAATTTATCATAAGAGGTAGATTTAAAAAGTATTACATGGAGAGTTTTAGGCTACTTACAGACGATATAACGATTTGGAAACAGAGCCAGTCTGATTTGCCTTTTTTAAAAGACTTTATAGAGGTGCGAGATATAGAAGTTCCAGCAGCAGAATATGGCTATAAGTTTACAAAAGAGTGGGAAAACTCTTTTTGCATCGAGTGTTTTGGACATGCGAGATTTGAAGATAGTTTTGAACTTTTAAGAGGGTTAGAGTTTACAAATCCTAAAGATATATTACATCAAAATGAAGGCGAAAAAACAGTAACTTTTTACGGCATATACAAGCATCAAAACAAATTTTGGAGAGGTTGGCATATCGTCGATAAAGCCATAAAAAAGTACAAATATTTATATTCTGCAAGTGCAGCACTCTCTTCCAATGCAGAGCTTATCACTCTCGTAAAAGAGCATTATATAAAAGAGTACTGGAACAAGATGAAGTTAAACCAGCTCCACTCTCAAAAGATGGCAGATGAGATGTTTATATTTGCTATTAACAACAATCGTTATCGGGCTGTAAGATTTGCACAAAAGATAGTCGGTACAAAAGCAGATGGCATTATAGGCCCAATCACGATAAAAGCATTAAATAGTTTTGATGTAGTTGAGTTTGACAAGCTTTATGATGAGAGTGAAATAAGATTTTATGCAAAACTTGCAAAACGAAATTTTGCAAGATATGGACGATTTTTACTGGGTTGGATAAACCGAGCTTTTAGCGTTTAAATTTTTAAAGAAAGGAAAAACATGAAATATTTAATGATTTTATTAGTTGCTGTATTTTTAACAGCTTGTGGTGAAGGAAGTTGTTGTCAGTGCACTGGCGAAGATTGCAACATATCAGAAACTGAATGATACTTATACTTGGTAGCTTTTTTGTAGTTATCTTGATGTTGGTCCTCGGCTGGATTGGTGAGTTGCTCTTTAGTAGTAGTGAGTCAGAAGAAGATGGTGAGGAGCTTGAGGAGTTAAAAACTCAAAACATCCTCGATCAGTTGAGTTAGTAGCACTTTTGTGCTACTAATCTCTAAGCTGCTTCCAGCTCTCTAACTTTATAAGAGTAAACAAAACCGATTTTTTGATTTACAAACATTAATTCATCCCCTCTCATTTCAAAATACTTTTGAACATGTCTGGGAGTTATAATTTTCCCATACTCCATAAATGCTTTTATCAATTCTCTTTGAGAAGGATGATTTAGGTACTCATTCATCCCAACTTTTATATATTCAGTAGCCAAACTATCAGCAACTTTTTTTATTTGCTCTAGTAAGCCCTCCGAGGGCTCATCGCCCTCTTTTATTCGCTCAAAAATTGGCTCTTGTTTTACAGGCTCTTCAAAGATACTCCTTTTGGGTCTTTTTAATAAACTTCAAGTTACCGCCGCTTGGGTTTGTAACTACTCTAGGGTTGCTTGTATCGTATGTTTTAAGTTTTATCTCTTGTCTTGTGTTTTCTTGCACTTTTGGAGTGCCGTTTACATTTGGATTTGATTTGACAAGCATGAAAAGTAAAAATGCTAAAAGCCCATCAATGAACTCTCCACTGATAGCGATAATCAACCCTACATTCTTATATTTTTCTACAATACTTTTATTTTTTCCACTCTCTCCAGTATAATAATCTTCCAGCTCTTTTGCTGCACTGTCTGCTTTTTCCATTTCTGCTAACTTAATCTTGTTTGCTGACTCTGTCCTCTCATTTACTTTGTCTTCAGCTTTTTGGATTTTCCAGTCCATTTTTGCAAGTTTTTTTGCATATCTTTCCTCTATCTGGGATATTTGTTTTGCAGTTGCCACTCTTTTTTGTGCAATAATAGTTCTATATGCTTTTGGGTTTCTCCCACTTATCCAATTATCCGTTGCCCCTTGGATGGCTTGTATTTCTCTGTTTTTAGCATTTACAAGCGACTGTCTGCTCATCATTAGCATTTTCACCGCAGTATCCCCTATCTTGTTGGATTTGATTTGAGCAGTATCTACATGGGCTTTCATTTTTTGTTCTTTGAGCTTTACAAGGTAGCTGTCTTGTAGTTCCGTATTCATATATCGAAGTGAATAGTCTGCTATCTTTTGAGTCCCTTTTGCGTTTATTAGCATAAGTATGGCGATAATAGCTAGTGCAGCTCCTGTCTGCCATGTTCTATTCCCTCCAGATGAGAAAACAGCACCTTTTATTGTTGCTATTTTCGCCTCTTCTCCAAACATTGCTAAGTATAGACCAGGGATGAGCAGAGAAAACAAAACTATATAGTATAAGTCTATACCAAAAAAAGTCATCTCAAAACCTCGTACAAATTCAGCTCCTATAAATGCCAAAGCTACCGTTGTGATGATGATAAAAAGATACCCTACAAAATTTCTAAATCTATTAAATAGAAAAATAGAGTAATCCCCTACTACATTAACCGAAGCATTCATCTCGTTTATAAGATTATCCATCGCTTTATATTTTTTATCTGAAATTAAACTCATTTCGCACCTCCATTTATCTCTTTAACAATGGATTTAACTATCTTTCTCTTTTTTCTATCTGTATTTTCTTGATATGCCGTGTGAATAATGAAAGTATTTTTATTCTCGCTCTTCGCCATCTGTTTTGTCCATGCTTTATCAAATATCTTAATAGTGTAAACACCACTACCCTTTTCTTTAGCTGCTACTTGATTGAAAAAATCTTGATATTTTTTTGCATCTTTGTGTTTACTTTTTACTACAAATCTCATTTCGCACCTCCAGCAATAACTGACTCATGCATGACATGTGAAAATGATTTACTTTCGGAAGTGGATGCTTTAGCTCCACCCTCTTTTGCAGTTGAAACAGCAAGACTAATACTTGCCATTAATGAAATTAAAATTACTATTTTGTTAAAATTTTTCATCGTTTAACTCCTTGTTAGTTAGATGATCTGGTTAGAAATAACCAGGGGTTGAGGGTGTTGTCGCACCCTCGCCTAAAATACTCTTACCCGTTTTATTTTTCTTGAGATTTTGGCACCTCCTTGTTATTTTTAATATATTCTCTCATGCACTTTCGCAAAACTTGACTCTGTTTTAAATCTTGCTCTGTGCAAACTCGCAGAAACTCATCTTTTAGCTCCTTTGGTAATCTAATATATAGCTTTTGGTCATTTGCCATTTATTGCCCTTTCTATGTGTGTACAAAAGTATATCGCAATCACTCCATATAAATCAACCCTTAAGCGATATATTTACATTAAATACCCTATTTTTATTTTATAGTGTTACGAAAAGTAACACTAAGCGATATTTTTAGCGATACAAAATATATGATTTAGCGATACAACCAACTCTTTAAAAAACCAAAAAAGCAGATAAAAACATCAAGCGATTTTAGCGATACACTTTTTAGTGATACAAGCGATACAGCCCTATATCACTTGTATCGCTTGTATCGCTTCTACTGTTTTCACAGCTTTTTCCTTTAGCGATACAGCTCAATATCGCTAAACTTGTATCACTAAAAAAGTGATACAAGTTTGACAAAAATGACAAATATCGCTAACTATAGTAAAAGCGAGTTAGTTCGCTTTTACTCATGGTATGTAGATAAGCGATATATTAAATAAATTGCTTAATAATTATTTTTATGTATAATCACTAAAAAAGTTTTCAAAGGATATTAGAATGAAAAGCTTCATAACATTATTTTTATTGACATTTTTACTAAGTGATGCGTCTGCAAATGAATCACAAAAATATCAAGAGCTTCAAGAGTGCTACTCATCACTACAGCAATACCACAAACATGAAGCTCGACTTATGGGAGAGATAGAGATAGGCGAAAGTGCAGGGCAGATGGCAAAAATCCATGCAAAAAACATGGTCAGAGAAGCAACATTTCAAATAGAATATTGTTCAGATAATCACACTCCAGAGACATTAGAAAAGATGAAAGAGTTACAAAAAGGGTTAGTTGAACGATTTTTAAGGGAGTAGGGGGAGTTAACTATCTTGATACTCTTCCCACTTCCTATAATTGTTTTTATCTAAAAATATCTCTCGAACTTTATATCGTGCAGTTGTTTCATTGTGGTTATCAGGGTCAACTCCAAAAAAGTCTAAGATTTCATCATCTTCATCTCTTGGATCATTAAATAGTCCTATAAGGTCAGAAGCTTGTTTTTTAGTGATAGTTTTGTCATGTGGAACACCTAAATCTCTAAGCTTCTCTTTTTGTCGTTTAGTAAAAGGATCTTGAAACCACTCTGGGTACTTTTGGGGATTAGATTTAAACTCTTTCCAGTTTGATTCTAAAAAGCTTCTATGTTTTAACATATTTTTAGTGTATTCTATTTCGTTTCCTGGCTTAATTTTATTTTTATATCTTATAAATAGTAAAATTGCCGATAGTATTACTATGAGTTCTATACCACTAGGTACTCCCATCTTACAAATCCTCCAATCTCATATTTTTAACAACACGACCTATGATATTCATAGACTTTAAAGAGTCCTTATCGATTATCTCACTTCCATACTCGACATTGTCCGATTTTATCTCCACGGTTCCATCAAGTCGCTTTATAAATCTTTTTACATAAACTTCATCTTCAAAAAGATAGACATAAATCTTATGCGACTTTACATCGATGTCTGAACGATCTACAAATATAACATCTTCATTTTGAAGAGTAGGGGACATAGAGACACCATCAACAAGTATCATTTCGATAGATTTTAAATTTGCCACTTTTAATATCTCATTTGCATAGCTAAGTGGGTAAGAGATATAACCAGCATCATCTTCATTTACATAACCAGCTCCAGCAGATGCTCTTATGTTTGGGAAATATGGGAACGAGATAGTGTCTTTAAATTTCTCCTGGGCTTTTGAGCCGTTCATAATCCAATCAAGAGAAAGATTATGTTCTTTTGCAAAATTTTCTAACTTTTTTTTGGGTATAGCATCTCTTGCTTTCCATGTATTCAGCGTTCCATATTTAAGTCCCCAAATTTCGCATAATTCTGTGTCTTTTCTTATTCCTAAAAATTCTCTAAGCCTTATTAGTATTGGGTCAATTTTTTTCATATGGAAACCTTTCTAATCAAAAAATGAAATAAAAACTTGACATTTTATTAAAAATGATATACAATTATTTCAATATATTTAACTTATACACAATTATATCAAAATAAGAACGAAATAGGAATAAAATATTAACTTTATTTTAGTTATTGAAAAAGGATAAAAATGTTTGTCGTAGACACAGATAAAATACTAGTAGAGGGATTTGGCTCTATAAAAACATACTGTAAAGCACACGATTTAAATCCGCTAGAAGTGCATCAACTCACTTTTACAGCCAAAAATCAACAATATTTTCAAGATGGAAGCAAAAAACAAGAGTTGGCAAAACGACTGGTAAATCTAGGAGTCGCTTACTGGAAAACTGAAAAACAGGGGACAAAAAATGACAAAGTTAGCGTGTAAAAGCAAAATAAGTAGAAAATACATCATAAAACTTGCGATTTTGATAGAAAAACTAAAAAGGGCAGGGCAGTCATGATATGGGAAAAACAGACTTCCAAAAATCTTATGATGCCAAGTGCAAAGAACTCGGACTCAAAAAAATGCCATATCGTGAAAATCCAAAACATTTCAGCTCAATCGGAGACAGCATGCCAGAGATAGATGATAAAAAACTACCTGCACCAAAAAAATGTGCAATCGCTGGTCCTATCACGGGAGTCCAAAAAATAGTTTATCCAGTAGAAGAGAAAATTCTGATAAAAAAATCACTACTCGAAGAGGTGCTTAGAAAACTTGATAACACTTCGGATTTTAGTGATGTCGAGACGATTGAAGCATTGCGAGAGATGTTGTAGCTATGTTAAAAAATGCGATTATGATATCAGCACTTTTATTAATCGCATTTTTTACTCAACCAAAATCAAACCAAGAAAAACTAAAAGAGATAAAGCAAGCTCTTTTAGAACAAATCGATGAAGATACTTTCTTAGATTTGTTAAAACAAAAAGCGATAATCCAAACACGAATAAGTTTTGGAAAAAAGTAACATCCATTTTAAAACAAGGAGAAAACATGGAAAATATTTACGGCATAGGAACAATTGCAGAGGAAAAACTAACACATGGAATGATGCCCATGGAGGGAACTTACGAAAAAAAACATGACAATTATGGGAACTATATAGATAAGCATGGAAGTGTTTATGGTTGCTTTCCAACAACATATTCTAAAAAATTAGAAGATGGAACATACGACTTTAGTTTTTTAGAGATAGAAGGATATACGCTCGAACGAGCATTCATAAACGCCGACAAAGTTAAAGATGCAGTTTTTGTGATGAAATATATCGGCTCAAACAATAATGGCATATTAACAAGCTCAAAAGACGCAAAGGCTGTGACTACCAACTCAGATTTTAATCCAGTATCGAAGATTGACGGTTGTTTAGAAAATCGCTTCGATGAGATGTATACAGCTTGTAAAAGTATCGGAGATGATTTTTTCTTAACTTCAATTTTTATATGGGACATGCTCTCAAGAATGAAAAAAACTTATGATCCTTCAAAACAAAAAAATACACACAATGGTCTTAAAAATGGAATCGTTTCAGATGAAGATATGTGGGATATCGCATCAGGTTTTACTCGAAACGATGATAAGTTTATAACTTTAAAACAGAGTGCAGATATAACAAAAATCACAAAAGAAAGTGCCTATGATTTTGAAAATTACGACAGCACATGCTTGCTTCATCTTGCAAATAATTTTGATGTTTTTGGCAAATCTTATGCTAGAGAATATTGCACTTGTCTAGTCGGCGGTTATTGGAGCCACGGTTCGCTTGCTGGTGCGTTCACGCTCACTCTGAGCAATTCTCGCGCTGACTCTGACAACAGTGTTGGCGGTCGTGCCTCTGTGTTTTTGTAGAGTGAGCGATAGCGAGGCTCTGTAACTTGGTTATGCTTAATGGCGTTATAAAAATGGATTCCAGCCTCCTTAAGATATATTTTATTTACTGG